ATTGTTAAATTTGTAGAGCACGCGGCTAACACCACTTTGTGTCGGTTCTCACTTATGGTGGATCGGCGAGATGAATTGGGCGAAGATCAAACGGATGTGTTGATTTTCAAGAAGAACAGCTACGACTACAAGGCGATTCGGGACTTCCGAATGCGGCTACTTCAAGAGAACAACATTCGAATTGCTTACGACTCAGCTCAACAGCATGAAGGTCCGTGGCAACCCCACCTAACGCTCGGGTATCCGACAACCCCGGCAAAGCCCGATCCGGATGAGTATCCACTTTATGACGTTCGGTTTAACAAGATTGCTGTTTGGCCCGACGATTACGATGGACCAGAGTTCTTGCTTAAAGACTATTGGGATGAGTACAATACGCTGGAGACCGTGCCTATGGATGTCGCTATGAGTAGCATGAATGAGACTCGAGTTGCGGCGGGTATGAAAACAGTATCTCACGCGATGAAAGTGTCTGACACACCATGGTCAAATTTTAAAGATAGCGACTATACTGATGAACAGTATGCTAAGGCGTGTTTGCTGGATCGTGGTGAAGATGCCGGTGAAGGAAAACAACGATATGGGCTTCCTGTTCGTGAACCGAATGGGACGTTGAATCGAAACGCATGTCATGCGGCCGCAGCGGTATTGTCTTCTAAGGGTGGAACAGGATCTGCGCGGGGTAATAAACTTAAGGCCACTCCAGAACAAATGGCCGCAGCTAAGCGTAAGTTGGTGGCTTTGTATAATGGCCCGTTGGATGAGGATGTGCCTGAAGGTCTTGGGGGCGAGAAGAACTCTATGAGTCAAGCTTCAGCTCTTGGTGCGGCGTTCCTCGCGCACGCGGGGCTTTCGGTTGAGGAGTCAATCCTTTCTGAGGGTGAAGCGTTTATTCTCGAACACTACGGTGTTAAGGGAATGCGTTGGGGCGCGAGTCGAGCAGATCGTCCTGCTCCTTCGGCTGTAGCTCCGTCAGCCACCTCTCGAGTTCCTGCCGGAACTAAGCGAAAGACCAAGATTGAAACACAGGGTGGTGAGAATCATCCTGCTAGTGACGATGCTCTTAAGGTGGCAGCTGCCACAACTAAGCTCAAGAAGAGTGGAGTTAAGACGCTCTCTAATCAAGAGCTTCGAGAAGTGGCGCAACGTCTTCAGCTCGAAGGGCAAGTGAAGCAGCTTACTTCTAGCGGCGGAAAGAAGTTTGTCACGAACCTCTTCAAGCAGCAAGGCCAACAGTTGGGTAGTCAGGCTGTTCGAGAAGGCGTCAAGGTCGGGCTTTCGAACACAGTGAAGAAGAGGTAATAGAAAGGAGGGGTACGTGGCACTGTCCAACACAGCCGTCCCAGTGTATTACGGGCAGTTCCGCGATGCGGTTATGCGTGGAGAATTTCCGGTGAATCGAGAAATCTCTATGGAGATGAATCGGATCGACGCACTAATCCGCAATCCCAATATCTATTACGACGATCAGGCGGTGGAGGGTTTCCTACGCTTTTGCGAAGGGGAGATGACTCTTACGGAGGGATCAGACCTCCACCTTCTGTTCACCTTTAAGCTTTGGGCCGAACAGATCTTCGGTTGGTATTACTTTACCGAACGATCCGTGTATGTTCCTTCTGATGGTGACCACGGAGGACACTACGAAACTCGGACGATTAAGATCCGATTGGTTAAGAAGTTCTACCTAATTGTGGCTCGAGGTGCAGCTAAGTCGATGTTTGCCTCATTGGTTCAAGCATACTTCTTGACTGTCGATACGTCTACTACGCATCAGATTACAACGGCCCCGACCATGAAGCAGGCAGAAGAGGTGCTTTCGCCCTTCCGCACTGCCATAACTCGTGCTCGGGGACCGCTGTTCAAGTTCCTGACTGAAGGCTCGTTGCAGAACACCACGGGCAATCGGATGCTTCGTCAAAAGCTGGCGGCAACCAAGAAGGGTATCGAGAATTTTCTCACTGGATCTCTACTTGAGATTCGGCCGATGACTATTAATAAGCTTCAGGGTTTGCGGACCAAGATCGCCACCATTGACGAATGGCTGTCCGGTGATCTCCGTGAAGATGTTATTGGTGCCGTTGAGCAGGGCGCTTCCAAGTTGGACGATTATTTGATCATCGCTACTTCGTCAGAAGGAACCGTCCGTAACGGTTCTGGTGATACAATCAAAATGGAACTCCAAGACATCCTTAAGGGTGACTATCAAGCTCCCCACGTTGCCATCTGGCATTATAAGCTGGATGATTTGGAAGAAGTGGCTGATCCAGCAATGTGGTTGAAGGCCAATCCCAACTTGGGGCAGACGGTTACGTATGAAACGTATCAGCTTGATGTAGAACGAGCTGAGAAAGCGCCTGCTGCACGTAACGATATTCTAGCCAAGCGATTTGGCATCCCTATGGAAGGGTTTACCTACTACTTCACGTATGAGGAAACTCTTCTTCATCGCCCGAGAGATTTCTGGCAGCTTCCGTGTGCTCTAGGTATGGACGCATCGCAGGGCGACGACTTCTGGGCGTTTACGTTCATGTTCCCTCTGGGGATGGACCGGTTCGGTATTAAAACCCGTTCTTACATTACCGAACGCACCCTCATGCTTCTACAATCGGCCATGCGCCATAAGTACGAAGAGTTCATTCAAGAGGGCAGTCTTCATGTTATGCCAGGAACAGTGTTGAATTGGGAAGAGATCTACGATGATCTTGACGCGTTCATCATTAAATCTGAGTATGACGTTCGTTGTTTTGGCTACGATCCGTACAACGCTAAGGAGTTTGTCAAGCGTTGGGAATCGGAGAATGGGCCTTTTGGTATTGAAAAGGTCATTCAAGGAGCTAAGACAGAGTCGGTTCCTTTGGGAGAGTTGAAGAAGCTGTCTGAGGATAAAAACCTTATTTTTGATCAGTCTCTCATGTCTTTTGCGATGGGTAATGCGATTACGTTGGAAGATACCAACGGTAACCGTAAGCTGCTAAAAAAGCGACAAGAAGAGAAAATTGATAACGTAGCAGCTATGATGGATGCCTACATTGCATATAAAGCCAACACGGAGGCGTTCGAATAATGGCAGATCAAACATTTACCGCCCATCTATTTGGTCGGAGTAAGCATGGAGATCGAGAAGAAGTTCTCATTAAGCTACTTAATTTTAGTGAAGAAGCAGGGGGAATTCCGAGCGGAGGACCTGGTGTTCTGGTCCGAGAAGAAGAAGACGGCGAACCAATTTGGGCTCCGGTGGAAATTGTCGATGCTGAAGATGTTCCTGTTACTCCTACAGCTCCCCTATTGGGAACGGATGTTCAAGCAGCCCTCGATGAGATCTCCGATCTGTTCTCATCGACAAAGGGGGTTGTCGTGTGGGACGGAACGGGTAGCCAACCGGCTCGACCGGGTTTTCTAAGTGTAGAGTTCGTTCAAGATGCGGATCCGGCCGCCGTAGTTCAAGACGGTGACACTTGGGTGTCTGAAGACTAATGTCGGTTAGACATTGGAATGGTACTGATAGCTATCTTAGAGTAGCTACAGTTTCTGGCGAATCTAACATTACTTCTGCTTTTACACTTTTGTCCCTTATTTATCCTAACGAAAAGGATAATTGGGAGTCATTGATTGCCGGGCGGACTGTGGATTCCAATCCTCTTTGGTCATTTGGGATGAATCCTTCTAACGTTCCGTATTTTTATAAGAATACGGGAAACAAGCTTTATCTTCCAGACCCTTCAGTAGAGATTATCAATTCTACTTGGTGGTTGATTGCTTATACAATCGCCAATGCGGAAACTGATCACGGGATTTTCCGTATTGCTGAAGTTGGAGAAACCCCAGTACATAGAGCAGCAGAGACAAGTCCTGGGCCGCCGTCGACTTTGGATCCGGCGGTTTATCTTCAAATGGGCGCAACGGATGGCGTTGATCCATATTATGGTGAATGTTATCTTCACGCCATTCGAGATTCATTCTTGTCTGAGGCAGATTTTAATAGTATTGCTTCGACGATGCAATCTTCTGCACTGGTTACTGCGGGATTTGGAGGAGTTTGGCGGTTTGATCAAGAAGACGCAGCGGATGCCGTTGTTGACTTGGCTGGAAACCATGCTGACATCGTGGGATCCATTTCTGGCGATGATTCCAACGGTTTTCAGAACAGTACGATTAACTCCGGACTTACCGGGCCATGGGATGAAGAACCCGCTGGTACCCCTGGATTGTTCTTGCGAAAAGGGGGAGTCTGGGTCCCTGGAATTCGGCGAAAAAGAGTAGGGGGTGAATGGGTGTAGATGTCGACAATCTATGTAGATGCAGATCATGCCGGACGAAGTGATTCGTGGACTAGAGTAGAAGCTGCCGACGACCCTGATTCACCGTTTGCAACAATGCATGCCGCTGCGATGGTGGCTATTTCAGGTGACGTCATTCAAGTTGAGCCCAGTACGTTGGGCAATGCTAACCCTATTAGTGGGATTGATACTGACGTTTATCATGGTATTCAACATCCATTGCTAGGGGATCTTCCGGCGGCGCTGAATGACGGTGAAGCTACTATCACGGTCAGAGCTAATATTGTTGACGGAGTTCGTCCTAAATGTCGATATATTGAGTGGGTCAATCTTGAAAATTGGCATTTTGAAGGATTTCAGCGTGGGTATGATCGCGGTAGTGGTGATGATAACAACACTG